CTCAGACACTACCCTATTATGAAACTTCATAACATCTTGCAGCTTTTGGATCGTCTTCTTTATGTAGACGGGTTTGGCAGAAATACCACGAAAATAGTGCTCACCGCAAGATTCACGAAAACTAGAGTTGATAAAGCTCTTAGTTCTATTAACCGTGAACCCATAGATAGAGGCCATTTCCGTGAAAGAGGCTACATACTGGTTAGGCAATATAACGTCATCGCCAAATGCTGAAACCAGATGTCTGTCCTTAAACAAAGGATCTTGCTCACAACAGCATAATGCTAGAGCGTAGAAGATCAAAGTTTCGAGCTCGAAGGTAAAGCCGTTCCCCATAGAGGAGAACTTCTCCCATCGAGTGATCGAACCATCGTTTAGGACACCATAGTGCGAACGCGCAAGGTCCATGATCTGGAACCAGTCTGCGGGAAATAACTCGCGAACTAACTCCGTACTAATGGAATCACTTGCACTTGAGAAGTCAATCGTAGCAACGTCGTTAAGCAAGCTACCCTGACGGGCAAGCTCACCGTTCCGGCGCCACTGGATCGATAGATCGACTCCGCACCTCTTTAATCGTTTGGATATCATCGCGCCAACGCCTTTTTGGACCCAGAGATTTAACCCTGGTTCCTTGGCGATGACGCGGTCAATCCTACTAGATTTTGGAACGAACTCCAAACGGTTACCGACCTGGAATGTTAGGTTCCTTCGTAAATCGGTCCACATAGGTGAAAACCCGTGTGTCCCGAACGAGGGAAGTGGTCCTAATACCTCAGTTAACTCAGAGCTCAGGGGTGATAATCCCTTTGCTCCGAAGTAGCCGATATTCATCAGGAGATGGTGTAGATCTCGCGTTATCCCAGTTTCACACTGGAACTTATTAGATGAGCAGGCATCCTTCTTCTTTATCAGAGTCGAAGAGCCTGGCCCCCAATCGGTGCTAAGAAGCAACTCATGAACGTCAAAGAGCCCAAGAATCTTTCCTATTTTACGCCGAACTGCGTGATGCAGCGAAGCGGCTTCCCCAGAATTATATGGAGAGGCAGAAAAATTCCGGAATCTCTTATTCGTAAGCCGACACTGTTCCTCAAAACGTTGGAACTTGGTCCATGCTTCCTGTTTCCGGTCGACCTGGAGTTTAAAACTCTGGTGATTCTGGAACAGTAACGTAGACCTGTAGGCCGCGATAAAACTACCGGTAGATTGGTAGTGATCAGGTGAAACCTCAAGAGAACTAAGCTGATCAAACTCCTCATTTTTAAAGAGGAGCCAGACAGCCAGGGCTCGAGGCCCATCCTGAGCCATGAGGTACTTCTTGACACCCTGGACGTAATCGTCGTAGGGAACGCGGAACCCCTTAGCAATATCTATTAAGGGGACCTTCTCTGTTCTATCTTGAGAAGGGGAAGTGTTGTAATGCTTCCTACGTGGTGAACCACTCATGTGTTTTCTCCAGTGAAGTACAGTTGGTACTACGGGTCGCTAGGGGTTTTAATCCTAGTAGATCGGCTCATAGTTCAGCACCGCGTCGAAGATAGGCGAGAGGGTATTCCCAGAAGGGGAACCGTCTGAAGCCTGCAACGCACGGCAGAAGAACGACAGCACCGCAGATAAGAACGCTTGCCTTTCAGCAAGTGTGCAAACCTTCGGTAGTACGAACTCCCCGTTAAACGCGAGGGCGTACGCCACGCTCGGCAAGGGCTGAATGCCCGAACCAGTGCTTGGCGCCGTCACATTCGCAGTCGGACGGGTGTACTTTACGGAAACACGGTTGTTACCACCAACACCTTGGGGTCTCGCGACCCGCATCGTGAACCGCGGATAGAGGGCTTCAATGCCCCCTGCCCTGTTTTCCCAGACGAATACGCCGGACGATGGTTTGTCCGGCCCAGCCGGGGTATAGGTCTCGCTTGCACCAATTGTCGTACTGGTAGTAACACCCAGAGGATGGTTGGCGCCGATATCGATGATATCCGAGACCAAGATTGCTGCT